AGACGATCGGCAATATGATCAAGTGGCGTCAATTTGAAGCAGGTAATTAATATGTTTAATCATGTAGATCACGGACTCATCATTCCTAAAATAACTAGGAAGACCACTTCAGAGGGTAGAAAATATCATACCCCAGAAGGCAATTACTATCCATCAATCACAACTGTAACTGGCCTTATGGGTAAGGCAAGCATTATGGCGTGGCGTGCAAGAGTTGGTGAGGAAGAGGCTAATAAGATTAGTAGCCGTGCTTCCAATAGAGGTACAGCGATTCACAAGCTCGCTGAGGACTATATTGACAATAAAGAGGGATGGGATAAGGATCTGATGCCTCACAATAAAGCATCATTCTATCCACTTAAAGAGGTTTTAGACGCACACTTAGACAATATATGGATGCAAGAAACGTACCTATATAGTGATAAGCTCGAGACTGCAGGTCAGGTAGATTGCATTGCTGAGTGGGATGGTGAACTTTCTGTGGTAGATTTCAAGACAGCCGCAAAGCCAAAGAAAGTCGAATGGTTGACTAATTACTTCATCCAGGCATCATTTTATGCATGCGCCTTCTATGAGCGAACCGGTACGATTATTAAGCAGGCTGTTATTCCTATTACAGTCGATAACCATGAACCTCAAGTGTTTACGATCAAAACACATGACTACCTGCCTCAGTTTTTGACGGCCAGGCAAACATATCGAGATTTGAAAGAAAATGGCAACTGACGTTATTTGTAGACTAAAAGACTACAGTATGTTAAGAATAGATTGTGATAGAGGAGTAGCCGCTGAGTTAAGCGATTACTTCTCTTTTTTTGTACCTGGCTATAAATTTATGCCTGCATATAAGAACAAAGTCTGGGATGGTAAGATCCGTCTATACAATGCTATGGCAGGCGAACTCAATGCTGGGCTAGCTGTTTATCTAATAGCATTTTGTGTCGAGCGTGGTTACGAGATAGACCTTGAAGAGTCAGATTACGGCATCCCAGGGATCCAAGATAAGATTGATACAGATGACTTCAATGAGATGTTAGAGTCTATTAATCTTCCATTCATGCCAAGGGAATATCAATACGAAGCGGTTGTTGATGGTATAAATAAGCACAATGGCATATTCTTATCTCCTACGGGTTCTGGTAAATCGTTTATCATCTATCTTTGGATTGCATACTACTTAAATAAGATTGCAGATCAAGAAAAGATCCTGATTGTCGTACCTACAACATCGCTTGTTGAGCAACTGTATTCTGACTTTGAAGACTATGGGTTTGCATCTGAGAGAGCTGTGCACAGGATATATTCTGGTAAGGATAAGACTACTAAGAAACGAATCATTATTTCTACTTGGCAATCCATCTATAAGTTTCCTAAGAAATGGTTTGAGCAATTTGGTATGGTCGTTGGTGATGAGTGTCATACATTTAAAGCTAAATCTCTATCATCTATTATGAACAAAGCAACTGAGGCGAAGTACCGCTTCGGGACTACAGGAACACTAGATGGTACTCAGACGCACAAGTTAGTCCTTGAGGGCTTGTTTGGCCCCGTATATCAAGTGACAAAGACTAAGAACCTGCAGGATGATGGAACATTAGCTAAGCTAGACATTACTATGCTAATGCTAACATATAAACAGGAAACAAGACAAGGACAAGAAGGAAACTCATACCCACAAGAAATTGACTTTATTATTAATCACGAACAACGAAATAAGTTTATTCGTAACCTAGCTCTTAATCAAAAGGGTAACTCATTAGTTTTATTCCAGAGAGTGAAGGATCATGGTAAACCACTATTTGAATTGATAAGATCAGCAGCTAAAGAAGGAAGGAAAGTATTCTTTGTGTCTGGCGAAGTTGATACAGAATCTCGAGAAGCAATTAGACGTATCGTTGAGTCCCAAACGGATGCTATTATTGTAGCTTCATTAGGCACGTTTTCTACAGGTATAAATATACGTAACTTGCATAACATTATATTTGCTTCACCGTCCAAATCACAGATCAAAGTACTACAATCAATTGGACGAGGACTTAGGCAATCAGATGACGGCTCTACTACAAAGCTATTTGATATTGCTGATGACCTACATTGGAAGGCAAAAAAGAACTTTACTTTATTACATTCGGCAGAGCGGGTTAAAATATATTCTAAAGAACAATTTAATTATAAAATAATACAGGTAGAAATAGAATGAACGATATAAAACAGTTTAAACTATCTAGTGGTGAAGAGATTGTGTGTGATGTTATTGAGTGGCAAGATGTTGAGGGTGATGATCCCAACATTGTTGTTAGGAATGCCTATTGCCTGCTTCAGTTGGGTACAAAAAAGGGTGTAAACTATTATCAATTTAGCCCATGGATGGTATATCAAAATGATCCTGAATTCTTTCAAGTTATTAATAGCATGCATATCCTTGGCGAAGCCAACCCTCCAAAAGCGCTACTCGAACAGTATATCTCTGTAGTAACAGCCGATACCCTTACTGATGAAGAGATTGGCGATAAGATGCAGGGTTATATTAATAACTTAAAGTTAATACTACAGGACGTAGATCCCCCATCACAGCCCGATGAGATTCGGCCCAACATAGTGCCATTTAAACCAAAGATACACTAAATGACTAATGAAAATGATGAAGATGTCTATTTAAAATATCCACGACATCGTAAGTGGTTTAACAAACTATATGTTGCAGAATTGTTTGGATATAAATGTGGACCAGCTGGCGTTGATATACCAGAAGATGGAACGTACGTTGTGCGACCTGTATACAATCTCTCTGGCATGGGTGTAGGAGCAGAAGTTAAGGATCTCTTGGCTGGCGACTTTCACACTGTCCAACCCGGATACTTTTGGTGTGAGTATCTAACTGGAAATCATTACTCTGTAGATTATACATTTAAGGTAAATCATAAGACTGGTGGTGAGTGGGTCCAAACTTCGTGTTATGAGGGGTTTAACACTCGACATAATCTCACACAATTTATTGAGTGGAAGAAATCGTCCTATATACCACAGCTGCCCCAAGATACACTTAAACATCTAAGTGATGTACAAGATATTAATGTTGAATTTATTGGCAACAGTATAATTGAAATACATTTGAGACCTTCTAGTGACCCTTTGTATGATCATCTAATTCCTGTATGGGCTTCTGATCTGGGTGTAAAAAAACAATATAAAGAATCGCACGGTTTTGAGTTTATTGAATCGCACGATGATGCTGATGGACTGTTAGATGACCCAAGGATTGGCTTTCTAGTAAAATGATATACTGCCCACTGTAAGGCGATACCTTATTATACCAGATTTTACAAATAGGTCAACAAGAGAATTAACTGTTGCAAAAGAATAATTTATAGTGTAAACTAACATACAACATGAATAGGAATTGAAACTGATGGCTAAGAAACAAAGCGTACATTATGTTAACAACAAAGAGTTCTCATGGGCAGTTGTTGATTACTGTACAGATCTTAAAAAAGCCAAAGATACAGAAACAACTCTACCAATCGTTACAAATTACATTGCGAGTTGCTTTCTCAAAATTGCAGAGGGCTTATCTCACAAATCTAACTTTATTCGATATACCTATCGAGAAGAGATGGTGATGGATGCTGTAGAGAATTGCCTCAAAGCTATTGAAAACTATAACATAGAAGCGGCAACCCGAACAGGTAAACCTAATGCATTTGCATACTTTACACAAATCAGCTGGTATGCATTTCTTCGCCGGATTGAGAAAGAAAAGAAACAACAAGAAATTAAATTAAAATATATTACCTCATCTGGATTTGAAGCATACACTGCTGCTGATGCTGGTGATGTTGGAGCACTAAATGTGCTCAACAATCTTGTAGATGATTTGCGCGGCCGTATTGATAAAATCCGACATGTGGATGAAGCAGTGAAGACAATAACCAAAGAAGAAAAGATAAGAGCTAAGCGGGCGCCAAAGCTAAGTGATGAGGATTCAGACTTATCAGACTTTATGGAGACCTGATGTATCATTCAGCAGAAGAACTTGAACAAAAGATCCGCGGTATGCTTTTTTTATCTTTAAGGCTTGTCGATATGGAAAAAAAGGAGTATAATGTAGGAGATTACAACCACGTCGTTGATAACATTCGTGCATTAGCTGGAGACATATATAATGACAAAAGTGGCAATTCTAAATGACACACATTGCGGTACTAGGAATAGCTCTGACATATTTCTCGATAATGCAGAGAAATTTTATAACGATGTATTTTTCCCTTATCTTCTGGAACATGATATTAGCCATATCATCCACCTTGGCGATTACTATGATAACAGGAAGTTTATTAACTTCCGTGCTCTTAACCGCAACCGTCATCACTTCCTTAAACCGTTAAGAGACCATGGCATTACTATGGATATTATCCGTGGTAATCATGACACGTTCTATAAGAATACAGGTGAATTGAATTCACTAAAAGAGCTATTGGGCCACTACATGAATGAGGTAACAATCATTCAAGAGCCTAAAGTAATGACATACGGATCATTGAAGATAGGTCTTGTCCCATGGATGGATGATGAGAACGAGAAGCAATGTCTTGAATTTCTTGCCAATGCAAAGTGCGACTGGATTGGAGGACACTTTGATATTGTAGGATATGAGATGCTTAGTGGCATCAAATGCGAGCACGGGCTTGATAGATCAGTCTTCAAGCGGTTTGAGCAAGTGTTATCTGGTCACTTTCATACTAAATCTAGTCAAGACAATATTACGTATCTTGGTAGTCAGATGGAGATGAATTGGAGTGATGCTCACAACAACAAGTTCTTTCATGTCATTGATACAGAGACCCGCGAGCTAACAGAAGTTCGCAACCCCCATACATTATTTCATCGTATCTATTATGACGACTCAAAGCAAGACTATATGTACTACAACTTAGATGATGTTGTGGATAAGTTTGTTAAAGTAGTTGTAATTAACAAGTCCGATACATTTACTTTTGATAGACTTATTGACCGTATTCAAAATCATAGTATACTTGAACTCAAGATTGCTGAAAACTTTAATGAGTTCTTAGGAGATAATGTCGATGATGAGGATATATCTGTTGAAGATACTTCCGTTCTGTTGGATAGTTATATCGATGCAGTAGATACTGATCTCGACAAGACCCGTATCAAAGTGCAGATGAATGACTTAATGACAGAGGCTCAAGCCCTAGAGATAGCATGATAACATTTCAAAAATTACGTTGGAAGAACTTCCTTTCAACTGGAAACTCATATACAACCGTTGACTTTTGTAAAGCAAATACCACATTAGTAGTAGGCCACAATGGCGCTGGTAAGTCATCTATGTTAGATGCATTGAGCTTTGCTTTGTTCGGCAAGGCTCATCGTAACATTAGTAAGGCTCAGCTAGTCAACTCTATTAACCAAAAGGGTACAGTTGTTGAAGTAACATTCAATGTACTAGGTTCTGACTTTAGAATTGTACGGGGTATTAAGCCAAATATATTTGAGATCTGGCGTGGCGACACGATGATAAATCAGTCATCCCACGCTAAAGAGTACCAGAAGATCCTCGAGCAAAACATCTTGAAGCTCACACACAAGAGCTTCCACCAGATTGTTGTGCTGGGCTCCTCATCTTTTGTTCCTTTCATGCAGTTGAGCGCAGTGAATCGAAGAGATGTTATCGAGGATCTTCTGGACATAAATGTCTTCTCTAAAATGAACAGTATTCTTAAAGAGAAGACCTCATTGTTGAAGGATGAGATTAAAGATGTTACTCACCAGAGTGAAGTTAACAAGACTAAGATCGAAGCACAAAAAAAGTACATCCGAGATGTCAGAATAATTAACAAAGGCGCAAAAGAAGAGAAGCTCAAACTTATTGATGATCATAGGGATGAGATCAAGACTCTTAACCAAGTGAATGCAACCGCATCTGAGTTCATTTCAAAGAACCTATATCCAGCCACAGATAGTAAGCAGAAGGCGTCAAAAAATATCAACGAGCTTAACCAATTCAAAGCAAAGTTTAATGCTGATATCAAGAAATTGGTTAAGGACGTCAAATTCTTTGAACAGAATGATACCTGTCCGACTTGCACCCAATCAATTACAGAGGCGACGAAAGCGTTCCATATCATGGATGGAAAAGATAGGCAGCGGAGACTCAATACAGCACTCACTGATGCTGATGCGGCTTTTGAAAGGAAATCTGTTCTTCTGGCAACAGCTGAAGATATGTTGAGAAACTGTCAGTCAGTGCAGAGTGATATACACGCAAATAATCAATCTATCAATAATTTTCAAGCTGCTATTGATCGTACACAAAAAGATATAGAAGACTCTAATCAGAGTACTGGATTAGATGCTGCAAATAGTGACCTTGATCTCCTTACAGAATCAGCGGAATCATTGATTGAAAACCGCCTCGTACTTAGTGAGCAATTCAACTACAATCAAGTTCTCTCTCAGATGTTAAAGGATACAGGGATCAAGACAAAGATTATTAAGCAGTATTTGCCTGTTATTAATAAACTAAGTAATCAATATCTACAGATCCTGGACTTTTTTGTCCACTTTAATTTGGATGAGGCTTTCCAAGAGACTATCCGCTCACGCCATCGCGATGCGTTTACGTATGACTCATTCTCTGAGGGTGAGAAGCAGCGCATTGACTTAGCATTGCTTTTTACTTGGAGAATGATTGCTAAGATGAAGAACTCAGTGTCAACCAACCTTTTGATACTCGATGAGACTTTTGACAGTTCATTAGACTTCGAAGGTGTTGACAATCTGATGAAAATCATATATAGTCTTGGGGACGATACAAATGTATATGTTATATCTCATAAAGGCGAAGTCTTAGAAGGTAAGTTTGCTCGCAAGATTGAATTCTTTAAAGATAAGAACTTTAGTAGGATCAAGTAATGCTGTATAAAATAGAACGCCAGCTAATAACTTCTGCTAAGGCAGCAGAGATGGCAGCTCGGATGGACGATCTTTATATTCCCACAAAGCATGTCCCAGACACAGCGTCTCCTTTGAGTCCTGCTTTTGGAATGCCATTTTGTAAGATACATCATCAGCTAACGTCACAAATAGCTAGAATATTTGGTGTTGACCTACGGCCCACATATAACTATGGGAGGATTTACCAAACAGGAGACACGCTTCCGTTCCACTTTGATAAGGATGAGTGCGAGTATAGCATTACTGTCAATCTAAGTAAGACAGGAGAAGTGTGGCCATTCTATGTAGATCCTGTGGGAGACTCTCGTCAAGACTTTATCGATAATATCGAGACATTTGAACCAAATCCAAAAACAACAGTACAATGTATGATTGAGCCTGGAGATGCTGTTGTCTATCAGGGATATCAGGTGTATCATTGGCGTGATCCTCTACCCGAAGGGCCCCATCATCAGATGTTCTTTCATTGGGTAGAGGTAAATGGACCTCATGCTAACCTAGCATACAATCAGCGGCTCGTAGGGTCAGACGCTAGGAAGAAGTTTAAATATGCAATTGCTCACGACCCTATATCATTATAAGGATTAAATTATGGAACTGACTGATCAAGTCCAGCAAGTATTGAAGAACTTTGCTGGCATTAACCCTAACATTGTAGTAGAAAAAGGCAACATGATCCGCACTCTTTCTGAGGGTCGGAACATCTTTGGCAAGGCTACTGTTGATGTAGACTTTCCGATTAAGTTTGGCATCTACGATCTGAATGAGTTTCTCAGTGTATTAAGTCTTGTGGATGAGCCTAAGCTAACATTCAACGACCAGAATGTAACTGTTGCTGATTCTACTGGCCGATCTAACATTAAATACTTCTTTACTGATACAGATCATCTTACAACACCTTCAAAAGACATTATTATGCCAGAGGCAGATGTAATGTTTAACCTGGGTTCTGAAGCCCTAAATAAGATTAAGAGAGCGGCTTCGTCTCTCGGTCATTCTGAACTATCAATAACACCTAACAATGGCTCTATTGCTCTTACGGTATTTGATAGTGAGAATCCAACGTCTAATACATTTTCTATGGATGTAGATGGTCGTTATTCATCTGATAAGTTTAACTTGATTGTTAGCATTGCAAACCTGAAGGTATTGCCTGGTGACTATCAAGTAGACATCTCGTCTAAACTTATCTCTCACTTTACTAACAAAACCTCTAGTGTCGAATATTGGATTGCACTAGAAAAATCATCAAGCTATGGAGAATAATTAAATGGCCACTAAAGTAGTCGAGCAAAAAGATCACAGTCAAATCTATGATCTAGGTAATCGAGTCGCTCGTAGCACAGTTGCAGTTATTGATACATTAACTCAACGGGGCGCGTTCAAAGGCGAAGAGTTATCCACTATTGGAGGCCTTCGTGATCAAGCTGCTGCAATCATTCAGATGGCAGAAGCATATCAAGCAGAAGAAGCCGCCACTAATTAATCATTGACTTTTTGCTCTAATTGAACTACAATTAAAACTTATATTATGGAGAGCTATATGTCTAAAGATTTTTTATGGGTCGAGAAGTATCGTCCTCGCAAGATTAGCGATGTTATTCTACCCAAGAACCTTAAAGATACTTTCCAAGCTATAGTTGATTCCGGTGAGATGCAGAACATGCTCTTTACTGGAACAGCTGGCTTGGGCAAGACTACAGTAGCTAAAGCCCTATGCAATGAGCTGGGGTGTGACTTTATTGTGGTTAATGGATCAGAAGAAGGTAACATCGATACCCTTCGGGGTAAGATTAAACAGTTTGCTTCTTCTGTATCTTTGCAAGGCGGGTATAAGGTAGTAATTCTGGATGAGGCTGATTACCTTAATCCTCAATCAACCCAACCTGCCCTGCGGGGATTCATTGAAGAGTTCTCTAACAACTGTCGATTCATCCTTACTTGTAACTTTAAGAATCGTATCATCGAGCCACTACACTCTCGTTGTGGTGTGTATGAATTTAATACTACTAAGAAGTCTTTGGCTAGCCTAGCTGGTGACTTTATGACTACTCGACTTGAGTATATTCTCAAGGAAGAGAATGTTCAGTATGAACCTAGAGTGGTTGCTGAGCTTATCATGAAACACGCACCTGATTGGCGGAGGGTTATCAATGAAATTCAAAGGCTGGCGGCATCCAACAACAATAGCATTCATGCGGGGGTTCTCGGTAGCTCTGGTTCTAGTCCTGTTAATTCTCTTGTTGAATCGTTAAAGGAAAAGAACTTCAAGAAGGTTCGCTCTTGGGTTGTAAACAATCAGGATGTGGATACATCTACTATATTCCGCAGTCTGTATGACTCTATGAACGAAAAGGTCCAACCTCAGTCTATTCCTCAACTTGTCCTTATCTTGGCTGACTATCAATACAAGAACGCATTTGTTGCAGACCATGAGTTGAATACGGTTGCGTGTATGGTAGAGATTATGGCTGGGGTTGACTTCCTATGATACATTTGCCAAATATGGTAGATATTAATGTATCTCCAAGAGTTGCATCTCAGTCGATTAAACAATATGCCCTAATTGGGCAATTTCCAGATGTTGACTTTGCAACTCTTTCTGATGATGATTTTAGAATATATAAGCAAAATTATCAAGTTAACTATACGTCTTCAGAATTTAGACCAGGCAGTTACAGAGTAGCTGTCTACCGCGATCCAATAGATAGGTTTGTATCTGCGTGTAATCACGATTATCACAATTGGAACAAATACCCCCAATTTGATCGTAAGCCATTTGCTTTTAAAACATTTGATGAACTTTTTACACATTGGTTAGACGATTCGTTTGTAAAACACAAACATT